ATTCTAAATCCAGACTTTTTCATTTTTAAGAAAAATTCTCGTCCAAATTTCTTATCGAACCCTACAATCTTTATTTTGAATCCCATCTTTTTCATAGAGATAAACCAATTCACAATATCATCTGGAAGCACTGTCGCTGTATTACTCATTGTCAGCCATCCGTCTTCTTCCCAACCAAACAATGGGATACCATCTTCGTCAGCTTTTTTAATTGCAGCAGCCCTTGGAAAGAAAGCGTGTGTGATGCAGATGTCGACATCTTTGTATGTTCCGTAGATTGCGCCGGCTGTTAAATCGTGAAGTTTTGATAAGTCGGCACCTCCATACCATGTGATCGGCAGTTTTGCCAGTTCTTCCAACGACCAGTTATATTCATCATCAGATGATCTGAATTCGTTAATATCAAAGTATGCGTTCAGAGCATTTGTAAAGATATTTAATGTCTTATTCAAATATTCTGCTCTCAACTGTGGCTCATTCATTGCCTGCGCTGCATCATCCAAAAGTTCATCTACTGTAACAGTAACTCCAATGGACGGCGTACACATCTGCAGTACTTCTGGATCGTCTAGTGTCGTGATCTCGCCCTTGCTGTTTAAAACATTCCCTTCTTTATCCTGATCTGCTTTGCAAATAAAAATGAAATAGGAATCGTATGCCTTATCTGTAATCGCTCCATTTAAGACTTCATGTAGAGTTTTGATTCTGTTCGCAAGAAATCCATCTGGAATATCTCCGGCAGTAGAAATACCAATCAACAATTTGTTTCTATATGCCTTCATGGCATTTTTCATTAAAATATATTTTTTTGCCCCGGCTCTTTTCCAAGAATGCAGCTCGTCCAGAATCAGACAGTTGCAGTTTAAAGAGTCCAACTTATCTTCTTGGTTGGCGATCGCATACATTTCAGCAGTACCGTCTCCAAAATCAATACTGATAGAATGTTCTTGGTTATTGTTTCGGATTCTTAGCTTATCAACATCGCCACGCAAAGTTTCAACATTATCTACCAAAAATCCAAAACTCTCCATTGTCTGTTTTACAGAGTTTGCAACAATATATGTCTTTGCTCCAGACCCTCTGTCCAGAATGCTTTTTGCTTCTGCAAGCGCAGCACTAAAAGATGTTTTTCCCTGTTTTCTTGGCAAAAAAATAAGCGCTTCATTGAAACGCCGGATATCTGTTCCTTTTCGAAAGAATCCAAATAAATTTACACAGACAAACTTCTGCCAATCAGTGAATAGCATTGGAGTGCCTTTAAAGCTGACTCCATTCTTGTCCTCGCCTTGTACGTGGTGGATAGTCCCCTCGATCAAATCAATTACGAAATCGAATTGATCACTGCGAAACTCTAAATCGTCGCGTTCCAAATCTGCCAGAAATCTCTTGCACGCAAGCACTCTGTCTATATTCGCTAAGACTTTCTTGCTTGCGATATCCTCCGCATAACGCACAGCCGTATCGAAATGCGAACTGTTAATATGGGATAAGTCCATTTACTTCCCTTGCTGTTTTTCTAGTAATAATGCAAATGCAGATTTCTCTTTTTTCGGCTGTTCAATCTCTGCATTATACGTTTTGGCATTCAGCATCAGTCTGTCAGAATATGTCCCTATGTCTTTTCGGAGGTTTTCAAGACTCACGAGAATAGGGCTTTTTTTACCCCCGCTTTTCTCTGTGTCCAATATCACTTCATATCCTGATTCTTCGAACTGTTTACTTAAGACATTATACTGATAGATCATGTCTGCGTAGATCTCAATCACCTGTTTATACTGCACTTTATAGGTTCCCAGTTCTTTCATATACTTGACTGTCCTGTCAATAATCGTCTGCCTTTGCGGTATGTATCTTGCCATCTATTCTCACCT